TTCACTACATATATCTGGAATAGATTTATTTTCTGTATCAATTATTATAATATTTTTATTATTTTCAATAGCATTATAATAAACTTTTTCATGTAGTTCATGGATTCTCTGTATATATTCTATTTTAATGTTTTTTTCTGATTCTCTTCCCCTCTTTTTTATTCTGTTAAAACACATCTCTGGGTCTGAACGCAAATAAATATATGCCGAGGGTTGCCACAAATCATCAGTTGTTTTATGTAATGTGTAAATATTATTATACTCTTCTGTGCTAATTGTTTTATCCTCGTGTGCCTTTTCTACAAAAACATTTTTAATAAAATACGGGCTTCTTTCCATAAGAACAATTACGTTGGATTTTTCTTGTATCCAACATCTATCTATCCATACTTTAATCTGAAAATTATAAGTGCTATTATTACTATCGTAAATATTTTTTAAATTTTCTGTCCAGCTGTCAACGGGTTCAATATCAATCGCTGTTTTATAATTTTTATGAAAATAATTTAAAATACTCGTTTTGCAACTACCTATATTACCATCAATAGTTATAATCGGCATTTTTTTTATATTAAATTATATAATTAATTTTTATATATCATTTTTTTACAATCTTGCTATTCATTAATTTTTTAACGGTTGATAATGTTAATTCCTTGCCTTTTGATTTTATCAATTTGATAATGATACCATTTAGAAATAATTCTAATTTATTACATATAATTTTTAAGGATGCTTTTGTTATTTTAACTTTAAAATGTTTGAAAACTTTTGCTAATTTAACTTTTAATATTCCGCTTACTTTTTTACATTTAGTTAATTTAAATGAAGAAGGGTGTTTTCTAAATTTAGCACCACCATCTTGAATATTGAAAGTGGAATGTAACGCAGGTCTCACTATATTTTCATTGAAATTTATATTCATTATGTCGGAACCTTGATTTTCTTGCTTATACATGGGCTCTTCGCCTCCAAAAAATGCTAATGTATTGAAAGCACTTCCCCCACTCATGCATTTATTTTTGCTAAAACATAAAGTGGTAATATATTTATTTATAAATACCATATGTTTATCTAATATTTTCTTAACACCGGCTTTTAATGATATTAATGCAGCAATAGCAACAAAATTAAATATTACCTTATCAATATATTTAGATAATAGTATTATTATTTTATCTTGATTCTTTACCTTTTTTTTAGATTTTATGTGATTTAAAATTTCGTTCGCACAATATTTTATTTTTTGACAATTAGACATATACATTTACTACTATATAAAATGAAAATAAATATATATAATAAGAAGAATGGAATACTTTAATCAAGATAATCCTATATCCGAATTAATAAACGGTAGAGTTAATGCTACTGATAATAGTTATAAGGTCAAGCAAGGTATAGATAAAGCAACAGAACATCAAACAAATATTATATCTCGCAATTTAAATTGCACAGGTGTATCAAAATTATATTTTTCAATGGAGAATATTGATATTTTACAAACTGGCATTAGAAATAAAATATTAAATGATACTAATGGTCAATATAGTATTGGGAGACAAAAAGATAATGAGCTCAAAATTGTGATGAGATCTATTTATTTCCAACATGCTAAAAATCAATCTACAAATATAACACAACAAGTATTGGAATTAAATACGCGCGTAATTGAATGGTGTGTTCCCGAAATAATATCGAATATAAAACAATCGCAGCAATATATTAAAGATATCACTACATTGCCAGTGCCTCTTGAAAGATCTGTTTCACCTTCAATGGCCGGGTTAAAATATCTTGATGTAACTAATATTAATTATATAATATAATATTATAGAAGTATAGATATAATATATGAGTAGTTACACGGACACAGCATGGTTTTATGACTCCGAAAGTACTGGAAATGATCATCGAACAAATAAACGTTTTGTGCCAAATGAGAAAGAATTAAAGTTATTCAAAGAGGAAAAAAGTAATATGTATAAAGGAACATGGATGATATGTTTAGTATATGGTATTTCCGCGTTGACATTACTTGGTGTCGTATTTTTAACTGAATGGGGGAAAACATATGTGTATGAAAAATTCTTACCAGCAGTATTAACTTTCGTTATTGGTGCAATATTTATAATAGTATATTTATTATTCTCTATATTTGCTTTGCAGCCGCGTAAAATAGGAAAAGGATTTGATACAAATACGTCGTGCCCTGATTATTGGAAATTAAAGAAAGTTGATTCAGACCGAAAAGATTCTATTATAGCCAATAATGCTAAATATGATGCTGACTCTAATTGCGCACCTTCTGATTCAGAGGGACCTGGTTGTGACCTAACAATAAATAATAATGACATATATCATGTAAAAAATAGAGACAATAAATCAATCGTAACAAGAGACTCTAAGAATATAAATTATAAATGTGTTCCCGACCCTAATGTATTTGGTAAAACAGATGTCTATAAAAATATGAAAGAAAAATTGAACAATAAAGATGAAACATATTTTGCCAATACATACGCGAATTCTGATCATAAAACTGTTGCTATATCAAGTGTTCTAGGGGGGTCTGGGGATGCAAAAACCGACGCTGATAAAGAGACTCACCGCAATCAATTAAAACTCAACAACAAATTTTTATATAAAAATGCAAAAGAAATAGGTTATGGAACCGATAAAGATGGAAAATATATTAAATCCCATCAATATATTGAAGGGGTTGATGCGAGTAATAAATTGCTAAAATATGCTAGCTTATCTGGTGCTTATAAAAGTAATTGGAAACGTACCCCCGCACACATGACCGCGGGTTCAAACAATACACCATTCCCAGGCTCTTTGTTTGTTGATGTAAACAAACCCTATGAAAAAAACCCGTTGATATGTAACGAAATATATCCAGGTTTATTGGATGATTTAGAAGAAGAAGAAGGAGAAGATAAATTAAAATGCGAATTAGCTAAAACATGTGGTATATCTTGGAGTAAATTAAATTGCGATTAAAACGCATAATTCTTACATATTCCGAATGTTTTTCTATGAAAATCGGTTATTCCGTGCTTATGAATAGCATCAAGATGCGATTTAGTTCCATAACCCTTATTTTTTTGTATATCATATAATTTTAATATTTCATTTGTTATTACAAGTTCTTTAATATATTTAGTATGATAATCCTTTGCCAATATAGATGCGGCTGCTATTGTTAAATATTTTGAATCTCCTTTGGGTACACATTCAAATTCTATCATATCGTTATCATATCCAGGTGGGATATATGGTTTAAAATTAGGACCATCAATATATAAATATTCAATATTGCTCTTTTTATATGCTGTATCAATTGCTCGGTGCATAGCCTTGATTGTCGCATTTAATATATTAATATCATCAATTTCTTTTATAGAAGCTTCACCAATTCCATATGTTATACAATGTTCTTTGATATAGTTTGCAAGGAAATCACGTTTTTTTTCGGATAGTTTTTTTGAATCTTTAATTTGTTTATAATTATCATCTGGGAATTCAGATGGTAATACGACACACGCCGCTATTACAGGACCAATAAAAGTACCTCTTGCGACCTCGTCAACACCCGCTACTATTCTGGTTTTATCTGGTAATATATATTGTGTATCGGTCATATCTTTAAAATTAATGCGTTTAATTCTTTAAATATAATATATTTTATAATTATGAAGGTAAATCATTTTTTCATATTTTCATACCCTCTTGGCGTAATTGGATAACGCGTTCGACTTCTAATCGAAAGATTGTGGGTTCGAGTCCCATAGGGGGTATAAAAATATTATTATATATATTATTAATATGTGTATCTTGGCGTGTAATCTATTTTTTAGAATATATGATTGTTGTATATATCACATTAAAAAATATAATGATGATTGCAAAGAAGAGCAAGAAATGCAATCTCTATTGAATGAAAATCCGTATTATGCGTTAGAATAGTATTTATTTTTTCATGGCACAAAACATTTTACCATTACCAAAATTATCACCAATATAACAATGATGTGTGTTTTTCATGTTTTCTATTATATTATTAATGTAAGATTCATTATCTATATTGTCAAAATCTTCAACTGGTTGTGGCCAATAAATTATTAATATTCTTTTGAAATTTAATAAATATTTAGCGAATTTCTCATGTGTTTCTAAATCAGTTTCTGTTAATGAATAAGTTGCTATAAAATTTATATTTGGCAAGTTTACTATACATTTTTCGCTTTCATTTTGGTTACATGGTAAAAGATTAGTTCCTTTAATTATTTCATTATTTTCATCGTCCAATATATATTTTGTTTTAATATTTCGTTTATCTATAAAATATTTCTGTAAAATTACCATCAAAGGCAAATCGTATATAATATGTTTGCCTTGAAAATTTAAATTGTTTAGTACATCGGCCATTTGCCCTGTCCCTCCACCAAATTCAAATATAACTTCATCTGATTTTTCCAAATCTAACTGTAATTTATTAACCAATATATATATTGACCATACTTGTGCTACTCTATCAAGTTGTACATTATCATATAATTTAACTCCTATTGGACCATAATCATTATTGGATAATGCCGTTTTATAAAATATACATTCTGTATTTTTTTTTAATATGTTTAATTGTAATTTATTTTGCAGACTATCTTCGGGCCAAATGAATATATGTGGTTTAATTTCATTTACTCTAAATAAGTCTATGTTTTCATTCTCTAAATAATATCTAAGAGTTTTAGTCATATCATCCCACCCCCCAGATGATTTAAAATTTTTATAAATAATTTTGCGTATAATATCTTTCATAATCATTAAAGTACTTAATATGTTATTTTTTAAATAAAAAATGATTCTATATGATAATTATCATATATTATCATGATGCGCAATAGCATAGTTGATGATATAATTCATTACGAAGACAATATTATTAGTAATCTAATAATAGATTATCTTGATGCCTTAATTGTTAACATTACACAACTCTTATTGTTGATATTGTTATTCGCTTTGTTTATACTTATTAATGCTTTTGTTAGGATTCATTATACATATAAGTAATAAATATATATTTGTAATTATTAAAAATGGTCAAAGTTTTGGTTTTATATGTGTTTCATAAGTTTGATGACAGTGTTGATCATTTTTTTAAACATTGTATTTTTCGGGATGAAAATATTGATTTTTTAATTATAGCCAATGACATAAATTTTAAATTTAATTTAGTAAACCTACCAGAATATGTAATGACTATGGTTAGAAAAAATATAGGAAGGGATTTTGGCGGATGGAGTGAGGGATTATTGAAGGACCAATTATATGAAAAATATGATAAATTCATTTTTGCTAATTCTACCATTATGGGTCCTTTTATAAAAGATAACACAAGATGGACTGATTATTATATTAATGGATTACAAGACAATATTAAATTATTCGGAAGCACAATAAATAACGCTTATCATTCACATGTACAAACATATATATTCAGTTTAGATAAAGAAGCACTCGCTTATTTAATTGAAATAGGTAAATTTTCTATAACCAAATATCTACGTTCTGCGCGAGAAGCACAAAATAATGAAATATTAATATCAAAAGATATTACGGATAAAGGTTGGAATATTGGATGTTTATTAAAATGCTATCAGGGGATTGATTTCACTTTTAAAAATAAAGCTAAAAAAGATTATGGTGACAAATTACATACGGATATAATGTACGAAAAATATAGAAATGTGTTATGGAATGAATATGAAGTGGTTTTCATTAAAGGCAATCGCATTAAAGTTACATCATCATTGATACGTTAGCTACTAATACAATACATAATAGTACAAGATAACAATATATTATTAGTAAGATGTTATCTGTATTTATATTAATAACTGAATTATCGTCTTTTGTTTTATAGTTATCTAGAAAGTTTTTATAATCGGATACATTATAAAATCCATAAACTATTGTAAGCGCTAACATTGATAATCCAGTTAGTCTTATAACATTTTTACTGTTTTCATCATTGTAAAGATTAGTTTGCGTGCTAGCCAATAATGCAAATGATACTCCTGA